GGCAAAAAGGACTGACTATTTTGCCCCTGGACTTGGGGCAGATTTGGGCCAAAAATTTTACAAAATGAAAAAGGAAGATGCCTCTGACGGCTTTGTATTAGGGATGATGCTCCCAGAAATGGGCTGTAATAAATCCTTCCCCCGCTACAAAAATGCCGTAGGTCACACAAAATCAAAGACTTACGGCATTTTTAGCAAAAACGCTGGGTCAGATTTGGGCCAGCAAATTGTCAAACCGTTGGCGATCTTCCCAAAATCGCCAACAAAAAAAATGCTATCACAAAATCACCATGAAGCCCGACTTCTGAACGGGTACACACTGCCGAAACTTGTCGAAGGTGGTGAGCGCTGGCGTATAACTTTCTACGCCGTGGATCCTGAATTCAACTCCATGAGGAGGAAACGCTATTCCGTGCCGGCCGCCGCAACCAAAGCGGACCGGAGACGATATGCCGATGAAATGATCTATAATCTGACGTGCCAGCTCAAAGCCGGCTGGAACCCGTTCCTGAAACTCTCAAATCCGAAGGAATATACCCTTTTCTCCGATGTATGCAGCGCCTACTATAAATACCAGTTCCAGCTCGCAAAGAGTAACCTGCGTAGAGCAAAAACATACAATGGTTATACATCATTCCTGCGAAACTTTGCAAAATGGAATGATGGGCAGAGAAAGCCGGTAGTATATGTATTCCAGCTCAAAACGCCTGTAATCGACGCTTTCCTGGATTATATCTGGATGGAGGAAGGGCGCAGCGCCAGGACCAGAGACAACTATCTCGGATGGTTCAAAACCTTCTGCAGATGGATGATTGAGAAAGGTTATGCGCCGGACGATCCGACGGCGAAACTTGTAATGCTGCAGGGTAAAAAGAAGATGCCAAAAAACAGGACGGTCATACCTAAGGAGGATATGATAAGACTGCGCGAGCATCTCGAGGAAACGGACCGCCATTTTCTTCTGGCGACGTATATCCTATATTATTGTCTTATCCGTCCGCGTGAAATGTCGTATATCAAACTATCCGACATAAATGTCGCAAAGGGTACCATATCCATCCATAATGAGGTGGCAAAGAATGGGAAGGATGCAGTGGTCACGGTCCCCGATAGAGTGATGAAGCTGATGATAGATCTTAAAGTCTTCGAGCATCCCGACAACTGGTACCTGTTCAGTCTTGATTTCAAGCCAGGGCTGCAGTACAGATTGCCGAAGTATTTCTGTGATGGGTGGAAGAGGGCCACAAAGCCGCTGAAATTCCCATCTGAATACAAGTTCTATTCACTGAAGGATACCGGCATTACAGACCTGATCAAGAGCGGAAAGGACCTTCTGGCCGTAAGAGATCAGGCGCGCCATCATTCCCTGCAGATGACTGACCTTTATACGCCGCTCGCCTCGAGAGATGCAAATTCAGATCTGAAAATGTATGACGGTTATTTTTAGATGCAAATGGAGGGGCTATTCCAGCTCCTCCACTATTTTGTCAACTATTGGACCGACCTTGAGTTTTCTATCCTTGATGACAGCTTTGGTCGTTTCCTTGACTCTAACTGTGAGACTTACCCGCCTCGTAGGTTCTTTCGGGCGCCCTGCGCCTTCTCTGTGTCCGCCTTTTGTCATAATTATCTTTTAATAAAAAGGGCGCCACAGAAACGTAGCGCCCACCCTTGCTTGCCTTCTCCGGCTCCTTGCTTGCTTTATGTTACTTGCTTTATGTGCTTTTTATAAGAGGTGTCCCCCTCTCTCTTTATCAGCACCCATGGCAAAGGTAACGGTTTCCTTTGAATTATGCAAGAAAAAATCAAAGAAATTTATACAAAGAGGGTGGAAGGGAGAGAATTTCATACGTTTAGCTCAAACTTAACATCCTCGGCCCCCGATAAAAGCACCGTAGTATTTTCCAGATTGGTAGCATAGATATGCACGTTCCCGAGAAAAAGAGTGATGCTTTCAAGCGGTATGTCTATCTGGCGTGACATTAGGTACAGGTGATAGATATCTGCAGGAAGCCCGAGGTTTGCGTCCGAAGAGCGTAGGTACGCGCTGATCACAAGTTTCCCGTCATTGATCTGAAACTGCACGAGACTCAGGCACGGGGCCTGGTTAGTCTCAGCGTTTGTCTCGCCGAGGAATAGGACATAATTCTTGGAATTGCGCTTCTCGCGGTTGATCCTGGCAATCAATGGCGGCAGCTTCTCGAGATATGTGGGGTAACTGTTAACGAGGATGCTCCCGCAATAATCCCACCAGTTTATGCCTATTTCCCGGTATTTATCTACGCAGCGCTCTCCTTGCATGAAGAGCTGCAGCTTGCCCTTGAGTTTCTTCCTGGCGATTGGGTGCCCCTCGAAAATGTCGAGAAGGTCAGCGGGTGTGAGGCTCAGGGCCTGATTGAGTAGATATCTGATATCCCCTTTCTTATTGGTCTGGACTTGCCCTTCCTCGAGGATTTTGCCCAGCATTTTATAGTATTTATTCATCATTGATTTGGTTTTAATTGTTCAGTAACTTTGCAGAGTCATCTCCACCAAAAAAGAATAGCGATACTCTACAGAAGGACTTATCAGCCCTGGCCGTGCAGTGTATCGCTTTGTTAATTGTAGGTGAGATGACATTTGACAAATAAAGGCCGGGGCTTTTATTTGCCCGACTTCGCCTCCATTGTTTCCACAAGGTTCTGAGCTTTTCTCTTTATCTCCTCGCGCTTGCTCTCAAGGACGTATGGCTCGAGTGCGTTCCTGATGGAGCGCAGCTCTGCGAGCAGAAGCCCTCTGCCCAGCAGCCTGTGTTCGCCGAGTTCTATGGCGTTGTAGGCGTACTCATATATTCTGTCAAGGATAATCATCGGGAGAATTTGTATAGATCAATGGTGACGGACCCGCCGAGGTACGGGGAGAGGCCCCATCCCTGCCCGGAGTTGTAGAGCTCGGCGCAGCCGGCGTCAATGCCGAAATGAAAAATAGAAGTGTGGTAAGAGAATTCGATGCCGGTGAAGGCGTATGCGGAGAAGGTTTGAGCCGGTACCGCGAAGATCTCACCTTTGAGTGATGCCTTCCATCCTTTGTAAGGGACGGCTACAGTCCTGGTAATGGCTCTCTCCGGATAGGATATTGCCAGAGACTCGAGGCTCGGCTGCACGCCGTTCATCACGACTTTGTAGGAAATGCTGTCCGCGAGTTTGCCTTGGATTGTGACAATATCGGGCAGGATCTCAACGAGGCTGGAGTCTCTTGGCGACGGCTTCACGTCGCTGGCCGGTAGTGATATAGGGGTATCCGCTTTGTGGCTCTCGGTCGGTGCCGGGGAGGATACTTCCGCCGTCTTCCAGACAGTGACGGTATCGTGCTGCACCGTTGGAAAATGCTTCATAACATAGCCACGATGAATGAATACCCCTGATATCAGGCCGATGCAGAGGGCCACTGCTATGAGTATCAGAGCAGTCTTATTTTTCATCTTCGGCGTCGTCTTCGTCATGATTGATGCTGACGCTTGTATCGCCGTGGGTGAATTTCGCAGCTTTACCTACCCTGATGGCGCTGTGGAATACAGCCAGGGTGGCAAAGCCGAGCAAGATGCCTCCGGCTGACAGCACGCTCCCGTCGATTACGCCTTTGGGAGGGATGAAAAAGCCTACGATGAACAGTGTCACGGATACCAGGAATGAAGATACTCCGATAATTTTGTCAATACTTTTCATTTGGAATTTCATATTAAAAAGTCCGTTATAGTTTCTATGACGAAGATACTACAGCGGACTTTCACGGTAAAGGACAAGAAACGTCAGATCATCCCATCTGCCTGAGCGATTTCGAGTATCTTGTCGGCGTGTTCCTTGGCTTTGGCGCGCCAGGCCTGCATGGCTGAAAATTCAGCCGTGGCCGTCTCGTCCGTGGAGTCGAGCAGGTGGTTATTGATGACGGCCTCCATCGCAGAAGCGGAATACTTCATCCGGATAATGGCGGATATGATCTCGCTGCGCTCGAGCACGCCTGGCGTAAGTGTGGCAGAGCCTTCGCCCTCTGCTTTGGTGGTGCCCAGAGGCACGGTGATTGTGAAGACTTTTTGAGCGGTTATCATCTGATAGCCGACAGTGGGGGTGAGTGTTTTTTTCATATTCTGTATTTTTTACGGATTTTCACTGTACTGAAAGATCTGTCCGAAATGTAGCATATCTTCCAGAAATTAGGAAGGCCACGATACATCTTCCTCCGGAGAGAGTAAGAGTTTGTGTGTATCAGAAAGCCCATATAGGAATTTAAGCTGCTGGCGCTATGTGATAAGTCTCGGAGGAGGTCAAAATCCTTTCCCTGTGTCAAGATGACTTTCCTGCAGATATTGTCGCATTTGGCCAGGGCGTTGCTGAGGTTGCCGCGCAGTTTGTTGCCGGTATAGATGCGATGGGGCTTGACGATGCTGCCGAATACCGGCACGCCCTTGGTGACTCCCTGGATATAGAACTTATCCGGGTGCATCTGGACGTTAAGGTTATCGGCCAGCCATTTTGTCGCTGCCTGCCAGATGGTGACGCAGTCTTCCTTCTTAGGGCAGATGATTACGCCGTCATCCACAAAACGGACATACTTACCCCCTGCGGCGGAAGTAAGCGTCTGGATCCATTCATCGAAATACGACAGGTAGAAGTTTGCGAAGAGCTGGGAGGTGAGGTTTCCGATAGGCATACCCTTCATATCCGGACCGTCGAACAGCGACTTGCTTTTCGGAAGGCGTTCCCAGAGGGATAATTCCCCTCTTCTGTCGCAGTTCTTCTCCGGGTCATGGCGGACTATCGTATCTGTGAGCCAGAGTACGTCTTCGAGGTCCCCCTCGTATTTCGTGCCTTTCCAGAAGCCCCATTCCCTCTTGATCCACGGGAGCAGCTTCTCGAGAAGTATGTGGCAATCTATGGACATAAAGAAGGAATGCAGGTCGAATTTTGCAACGTATGCCGGGACCTTATAGTCCAGGGAAACAGCCTCCATCATAGCTGCGACCTTCTGGGTGGCGGCGAGGGTGCCGTATCCTTTCCGGCAGTTATACGATACATCCCCCGTCTCGATGAAGCGTTTCTCGAACATAGGTTCCAGTCTGAGGCATACCCAGTGCTGCGCTATGCGGTCGCGGAAGTTTGCGGCGAAGACCTCGCGGAGCTTCGGCCTTGTAACGCAAAAGCAGATGCTGGTGGTGGGGCGATATGTCCTTGTCATCACCTCCGCTGCCAGATGGGGCAGGTCGTCCTCCATCTTCATTCTGTATAAAGTGCACTGCTCGCTGGTCATTTTGTTGTGGCAGCAGTTATAATATGCCTCGATCCAGCTTCCCAGGTAATCGGCCCAGGAAGCTCGATTTCGGCACTCTTGGTATTCAGTATTACCGAGTGCTGCGACAGGCCTGACGACGTTCCCGTTGTACTTGTTGTTGTTGACTTGGCCATTCGACAAATTCACGTTGTACGCGTTGGTCGCATTGTTCTCGCAACAAGTCCAGTAGTTCGTGGAGGCGTCTGCGTGCGCTGTCTTGGTCTTAACTAAGGCTTTCACCCCAGTGGCACGCCCATTCAATAATATAGAATACATCGCAGTCATAATCGTAGTTAGTCCTGCGGTGGTTTTTGCTGCATCCCCGATATCGAGCGACGAAGTGCCTTCATCTGCCTCATCACTTCACTGCAAGTGTTGATATATGAAGTCAGCTGTTTGTGGCTTACTATGACGGGCAGCCTGTTCGGGCTTCCGTCTGCTGCCGGCTTAGCAGGTATGCGCGCCGAGTATTCGTGCAAGGTGCGCATAATGGTCTTGACGTTCCTGAAATGGAGATGAAATAAGTCAAGGCACTCGAGCTTCTCAGAAGGCACGGAGCTCTCGAGAGCAATCGACAGGGCTGTGAGGGCGTCTATCATTTCGTCCACCATCCTGTCGCCGAGTCTTCTGAGTGCCGGTGATCCGGGGATTTTATTGGCTATAGTGAGTAGCCATACAATCATATTTTCTGTTTCCCGATAAATAGGGGCATTGTCTATGCTTTTTGCCATACTTAATGACCAGCGAATAGTGCTTTATAATAGTGAGCGGAATGTCGCCCTGCTCTAAGGCAGGACGACAAACTCGCTTCGCTAAATTAGAATGCTGCGACAGGCCTGACGACGAACCCGTAGTACTTGCCGTAGCCGTCGACGACTCGGCCATTCGACAAATACACGTTGCACGCGGTGGTCGCCCTGCTCTCGCAACAAGTCCAGTAGTCCGTGGAGGCGAACTGCGTGAAGACCCCTGCCAGGTAAGCTTTGGCGAAGAATGCTCCATCAACAGTGGGGTCATTGTATCCTTTTGACTTCGCGGTGTAGCAGGTGGAGAGGTCCCCGGTGCCAGGGAGAGCCCACTTGCCTGCCTTGAACTTGTCAGACAAAGTCTCGCCAGCTTTGACCGTAGGGGCATACGCATGGCAATACGCCGCTGCTGGGTAATACCATTGCTTTGTCTTGTCTGCTGAGTGGTAACTTAACAGAGTAGTCAGTGCCTGCATCGGGGTGATGCCCCAGGTCTGCGCATACTGCTCAGGTATCTGGATATTGGCAGTGCCGGAGACGGAGCTGTCGCTCATGAGTCGGTCGCGGTGCTTAATGATGATCAGGGTCTGGTAAAGAGCCTTACTGATTTTGGTACCTTGTGGCAGTCCGTACAGAGCTTCGGTAAGAACCTGCTCCTCGCCAACAGAGATGGTGTCGTTTGGCAGTTCAGAAAGATCATACACTGAGTACCCGTTATTCTCCGCGTCGGCGAGAGTGATATTAGCGACTCCATTATTCGCGTCATTGTATAAGCCCCAGTTGCAACTTACCAGATCCTTCGGAGCGATGCACATGCCCCAGTCTCTATTGACGGAGATATAGTACGCAATCCCGACCACGGTCTTGCTCGGATCATACTTATCAGAGTATGAGCCATCCGCATAGACGAAGTCTCCGACCGTCCGGAGGTGCGCGTAGAGCCCGATGGTTAGAGTCGCTGACGCTGTGGTGTTGTCGCTCTTCGTGACGGTGCAGGTCACGGTGATATCCGTCGCCTCCGTAGGGATAGCGGAGACATTAAGCAGACCTGCGGCGTTGATGGTCGCATAGCCTTCGGCATTATTTGAGAGTCCCCACGCCACGCTCGAGATATTATTTCCGTCGCTGGCGGTCACAAGAGAGAGCTGGGCGCTGCCCACCTGCGGCATATAGGTTGCCCCGCCGAGGATGAAGCTGCCGAGCTCATAGACCTGGTAGGTGATATGCAGAGGATTTGAGGCGCTGTCGATATTTCCCCACTTGGCCATCATCTTGAGTTTCAATGCTGAGGATACCCGCCCGGTTACGGTGATGCTTCCGGTCACGACGCTGGTAGGGATGTTCACCAGAGCCTCAAGGTCGGCGACTGACAGATTGGTCCAGTTGGCGTTGGTGATGCGGATATTCAGGATATTCGCGCCGGCCGCTATGCAATCGTGGAAGAGTGACTGTGACCACGCGGAGGTAAGGCCGTTGTCGAGAACCATCGTCTGCAGATAACTTACGCCTCCGAGCGTGCATGTCTCGATATTGTTCAGGCCGCTGAGCGTGAGCGACGTCAGTGTGCTGGGAAGATAGATGGTCTTCAGGTACTCCGTTGTCGGGAAGTTTACAGATGTTAATCCGGTACCGCGAAGATCCAGGTACTCCAGACGTGTCAGCCCTGACAGGTCCAGAGAGCCGGAGAGCGTCGCCACGTTCTTGAGTACCAGGCGGCGAAGCTTCGGCGCTGCCACTGTCATCGATGACGGGCGGAACTGCATCGAGCCCTCGGTGGATACCTCGAACTTCTGCAGGCGCGCTGCGGAGAGGTTGAAGTTACCGTCGAGAGACTTGTCGGCGAAGTTGCCTATCTCACGGTACCAGTCGATACCTTCGAGGAATACGTTTGTATTGCCGTCGGAAGATCCGGCATTCAAGGTGACTTCCACGCCGGGCTGGCTGCGGACCGGAAGGGAATTACCCTGACCGATAGACATGGACTGTCCGATGGCAGCGGAAGGATAGAGCCAGATATGAGGCTTCAGCGCGAAGCTGTAAGAAGGCCTGGACGCGTTGAGCAGCACGATACTGCGGAAGTTGAGAGAACCGGCAGAACGTCCTCCGTCGGCGCAACCGAATTCGCCATACTGGGCATAGGAGCTCATGTACGTGATACGCCGTAACCACCATTGGAGTTCGTTCTGCTTTTGGTCTCCTCGGGACTGCGTGATAGGCTCGGTACCGTTGGTATAGTTTCCGTCGGCGAGAGCTTTCTGGGCAGTCTCGTATAATATGCGCGCATTCTCGTTATATGCGGCAGCGCAGAAATAATCCTGCACAAACGTGTAGTATTTGTTCACGCAGCCGATAACGGTACCATCGTCAGAGAGCGCGGCCATAGAGGACAGCAACTGCTTCATGGCTGTGCGCAGCTCATTGGCGAAGGCGTTCTCCATATTGTTGAAGAAGGAATTGCCTTCGGAGTTCCAGTAGTAGCCTCCGCCCGTCTTGGTGTCGTGCACCTCGACGTAGTAAGGCTTCTCTGACTGGCCCACGTTATTGGTATCAAGAATGGTATCAAGGTCATCCTGGCACCACCCGATTTTATGGGATACGGAGTCCAGATCATAGTAGATATTCTTGCCCCTGTTGTCGGATGCCGCGATGAGCTTGCAGAAATTCATCGTGAAATATGTATCCTGCAGGTTGAAGTAGTCCCCTACGTGACTCTTGAAGTCAGCGAGGCGCTTGGCCTTGAACATGACATTGTCCGTCACCGGATCGCCCACGAATTCAGCCTAGCAGTTCGACTGCGTGATGAGGTTCAGCGTGGCGTATGCCCCGCCGCTCTTGCTGGCTCCGGCCGGCACCCAGGTGTCGGTCAGATCATCGTAGCGGTAGAGGTCCGCCACGGCCACGCCGGCGGATGCCTCGGTGATCCAGTAGTGCTTGGTGATGTCGAGGTTCGTAGCCGCCTGCAGCTGCGCGAGAGTACCCACGAAAGGCTCTATCTTGTCGTAGTGCAGGTAACAGAAGTTAAAGGCTGCGATAAAGTAGGAGATGGCGTCAGCGCTTCCGCCTACGAGAGAGAGCTGCTTCACGCCATTATACTTCCAGTCTTCCCCGTCAAGAGAAACGTCCCCGTCAATCCAGGGGATGCGGTGCATGACAAGCGGCATATCGTTGTCGGCGCCCTCGATGATGAGCCTGTTCGGGAATACGTTCAAGTCGATGCCGAAAGTCGGCTTGTCGCCCTTAGCCGGACCGAAAGTCATCAGCGACTGGAAAACAGGCGCGAGGTCGTTTTCCCCTTGGACGAAGAAATAGAAAGGAAGCTGCTTGACGGCCGAGCGGGCATTGGCGAAGTTGGCATTCTGGTTCACGCCCTTGCCGCCTACGACGGCCTTCTGCGCAGCGTCATACAGGTTGCAGGACCCGAGCTTGTGGCTCTGCATTGACGAGGCGTAGTTTATCTTGCCGCAGAGCTTCTTGGCGGCCGGGATATCGGAGCACATTTGGTATGACGCACCGTGGCTCTGGCCGTTCTCGTCTTGCCAGTAGCCGTCCTGCTTGAAGGACCACTGACCATTCCACTTGTAGTAGAGCATAGATGACGTTCCCTGTCCTTTCTCCTCCATATTGTGAAGGGTGCCGGAGTGGGCCGGATCACCTGCGATATGGATATCGAGGTCCCCGGAGAACTTGTCGTTCTTGGTATTGCCGTATGTCGCATACTGGCCGTGCCATACGATATAGTTCAGCCCTTTCTGGCGGACCTTGTCGTAGGAGATATATCCGTTGTCGTCGAGGATGTCGTTTTCATTGCGGAATGCCATTTTCTCTGCGCCGCTGTCGAGAGCGGCCAGACGGTCCTGGCGGATTTCAGTAGCGGAGAGGGCCTTCTTGTAAACCTTCAGGCCATAGATGTCGATATCTGCCCCGGTGGAACCGATGCGGATACCCTGCGAGCTCTTTACGCCTTCGATGTACTGCACGAAGGTGTCGTTAGTCGCATAGACAATCTCGCGGGCTATCTTGCCGTTGATGAACATTCGGATATAGTTGATGCCGGAGCTGTTCAGGTTGTAGAGGATATTCACGGCCAGATGCGTGCGCACGCCTTCCTGCCATCCTGCATCCTGATTGCGTCGGGTGCGGTTGCCCAGGGTCATGAAGACTGCATTCAGCGGCCGTACCTCGAGGCCGAGCGGCTCGTTATCCACTGAACTGTAAGAGCACATTTTGAGCACAGGCGCGCTCTCGTCCATCACGTCGCTGACGGCGAAGTCGAGCTCAATGGTCATGGAACCTGTCTGCTGCTCGCCACAGAAGGCGGAGAAAGCCTCATAGTCGATATTGACAGAGCGGCCGGCAGGCACCCTGAGACAGCGGCGGCCGGAGGCGTCTTCCACCCATCCGTCCGTCACCCATCCGAAGCCCGAGAATACGGAGCTTACCACGGCATTGCTGGCGGCGGCGTTCTGGATCTGAGCGGGGGTGGTGTCAGAATTGTTGCGCAACTTCGGGTTGATGAACAGGTCGGCCCCGGCCGTGGGAGAGAAGTTCTGGGAATTCCCGACGGTGATGGTCGTAGCGCTCATCATTGATGTCTGGCCGTTGAAGGCGCGCAGATAAGCCGTGATGCTCTGAAGGTCGGACTCTATCTCCAGCATATTGGTAAACGTGTAAACCTGTCCGGGAGTGGCGTTCACCGTGCTCTCGAGGTAGATGTTTGCCTGATTGTAATCAGAGAAACGGAATTTCACCGGTACTGCCAGATTGCTGGGCGAATAGACGGCGAATTTGAAAAGCTGATTATTCGTGAAGTTATCGACGGATGTCTTCAGCGAGTTGATGATGAGGTAGGGATTTGTATCCGTGGAGTCGGAAGCGACCATCAGATTGAACCTGACGTGCTCTGACTCGATGTTGGTACCGTCAACAGTGAGCCACGCCTCGACAGCGTGGATGCCGTGCGAAAGGACTTTGACCGTGTCTGCGTCCACGTCCGTCAGGGTTGCCTGATAGGGTGTTTCAGTGAATATGGCAGTACCCAGCGAGATGCCGGTATTCTGCGATGCGAGAAGGGTCCTCGTGCCTCCTTGCCCGGTGACTCTCAAATTGAGATGTTTGGCCACTGCCCCGCGCACAAAGAAAAGCAGCGGCAGCGTGCTGCCCGTGATGGCCGTCTGCCATTCGTTAGCCACGGTGATGCCGATGATGGTCTTGGTCACGCTCTGGAATACCACGTAAGTGGTGGTGAGAGCTGTGGTCTGGCCGGTGACTTTCACGCGTACCTGGCAGGTGCCGGAAGGTATCATATTCGTGATGTCGATATCCGTGTACTCGCTCGTATCGTTGGCAGCGACGGACTGGATGTTCACGGTGCCGCCGCTCTGCCAGGTGTCGGAGTTGGCCGGCTTGAATTCGATAGTAGCCGTACCGTCCTCGTGCGTATCGGAGAGGGCCTGCGTGATTTGGTTGTACGACTGCGAGATGAAGCGCATACGGAGCTTGACGGTCTCGTCAGTGGAGATGATGCTTGACTGGCTGGAGAGCGTGTCGAGCTGCACGACATAGGAAACGCCGGAGTCCAGGATGGTCATTACGACCTTTCCGTTTGCGTCCGGTGTGTAATCCGTAGAGTTGAAGGTGATTTTCTTGATACCGCCCTGGCATTCGCGTATCGCCTGAATGACTCTCACGAATTCAGCGGCAGTAAGACGTCCGGCGTCTGTCGCGCCAGCATTCTCAATCTTATTGAGAAGATCTTGGATGTCTGTCATAACTATAAAATTTGGTGGTTAAAAAGTGATCGGGAATGTATACGGGAAGCTGTTGTTTCCGGAAGAGCCTCTCTGGGCTACGAGGGTGATGCCGTCGTAGATAGCCATGAGGTACTTTTTCGTAGCGTCGCCGTAGATGCGGTAGATTGTGCCGTTCTGCACCTGATTTGAATTGGCCAGGGCATTGTATTCGACCTGCGTCATATCGACTATGGCAGAGCCCTCGGCAGGCAGCAGCTTGGTCAGTCCGTAGTAAACCTTTACGAGGTCCACCTTGAACTGGTCGCTGAAAATCTTGTAGATGACCCCCGGGAGAATTGTTCCCAGAGTCTTCTTCAGATCGTATTCCTCCTGCGTGAGGTCTTCGCTCTCCTGCATCTTGCTCAGATCAGCAGGACCTATCTTGACGAGGCCGTCGTAGATGGCTTTGAGTTGGGTTTTGTTCTTGTCAGTGTAGATGCGGTATGTAGTGCCGCCGACTATTTGCCCGGCGGTCTTCAGCGCGTCGTATTCCTCCTGCGTGAGGTCCTTACGAAGCAAGGCCAGACGGATGCCCTTATCGACGTTCTGGCCGGTGTGTTCTGATTGGTACTTGCTCATATTAGTCGTCTATTACTATGAAGATTTCACCATCTGCAGTGATGAAGTATTCGCCATCGGCGGTGAGGAAATTGCCGTCAATTTCCGAGCGCGAGATGGTACGGATAATCTCAGTCGTGATGGCGGCAGACGGGCAGAGCTCAAAGGAGAGCTGCGCCGGTGCAGTAAAATGCAAGGCCGTCACCACGGCCCTTTTGATATCCGTCGCTATGGCCACGGCGGATCTCATAAGAGAGGTAGTGACTGCTGCCCTGCTGTTGCCGTTAATCTCTATCATATCAGTTGATGGTGATGTGGGTGTCCTTGACTACGACTTCCTTCCGGACTCCGCCCGTGAATGATGCGTCCGGGATGGAGAGTTCCGCCCGGAGATACAGGCTGCCTCGGTCCAGGTCTGCGGCAGGGATGGAAGCGATGACGCGGTCGGCGTTGCCAGTTACCTTGGTAAGTCCGGAGGCGAGTGTCTGGACGGCAGGGCTCCCGGCTACGGTTGTCTCGAAAGTCTTGCTCTTGTCTCCGGAGGTGAAGATGAGTTTGTAGGCGATGCCCTCAAGCGTGAGGTTCTCGCCGAGGTCGGTGATATCTACGATAATCTTGATATCACTGCCAAAAGGGATGAGTTCTTGTTTCATATTCTTGGTGGTTTTACAGTTCGACGTGGCGCCAGGTGAAAGTGAAGCTCTGGAGAGACTGCATCTTGCTGATGGTGATTTCGGGGGACTCGATGAGTATCCGTACCCAGATGCCGTCCTCGAAGTGATAGATGGAGTCGGAAGACAGCAGCTTGCTGAGCGCATTCGCTGTTGCCTTGGTAAGATAGCCGGTGTTCTGCTCGTAGAGTTCCTGACGGTCTTCCTGTACCTTGGCAAAGCCGGAAGAGTGCTGCGCGTTCTCGAAAGTGAGTTCCGGAGTCACCTTCAGGTCTCCGGACATAGGGATATTTTCATAGCTCCCGAGGTCATTGAGAAAAGCATACTGCTCAAAGTCCCCGTTCACCATCTCATAGACGGGAGAATAGACATCGTTATATCCGGTCTGGCTGGGGTTGAGAACGAAGCGCAGGCGGAACGGAGCCCCGAGCTTCGATGCAAACTTGGTGACGGGATACTCCAGGCCGAGCAGGCGGCTGGTGGCGACGGTTGGTTCGATGGATCCGAAGAGTTCGCGGCGGATCTGGTCGTGGACGTAGATGTCTGTCTTGGCCGTCGCGGAGTTGAAAGACACGGCCGCGTTAGGTATGTAGGCCAAAAATCTGAAATCCTTCGGCACCCTGATGTAGTCGGCCTCGGACAGGGATGAAAAGAGCCCGTCATAATAGCCGGCGGCAGTGAAAGAGTAGGTGGTATTCGTGCCTACAGTTACAGTCACGGAAGCGGTTGCATACGGGGCTGTGCTGAATACTGCCGGACTTACAGGGGCGGGCAGCGGGATTTGTGTCCTATTGGTAACGATTTCACGCAGGTCCAGATGGACGTTTCCGTCGGGATCCGCGAAGTAGTGGTGCTGCAGGACCGTCACTCCGTTGACCTGGACAGTTACGTCCGTACCGGTGACGGCGGAAGCAGAGAAGCTCACGTCCTTCAGGTCTCCCAGAAAGACGAAAGCTTTTGTTTGAAGTTGCGCGAGTGTCATAATGATTATCCGTTATATTCTGTGATAAAGTATTCCTCATATTTGTGGGTAGCAGTCCATTCTGAATGGCCGTGGTGAAGGAAGCTTCTGTCGGTAGAATAGCGCTTGTACTTGAGCCAGCGGCTGCGCTTCTTGGCTACGATGCCCGGGCGCGTCGGGAGTTCAGACGGAGTGTCGGCAGAGGTATAGTCAGCCACCCCGTCGGTCTCAAGTATGGTAATCCCATTTTCAGTGTCGCCATAGGGGTAAACGCTACGTGTGCTGACTCGCTTCCAGTTCATCTGTCCGATAGCCATATTCAGCGGTGGCGCCACGGCAGCGTCCGTATATGAAGCGATCTGCTGCAGGACGGCGTCGCAGGAGGAAACGCCTGAGTCCTTGATGGTGAACTTGAGCTCCTTGATCATTACAAGGTCTCCACGGAAGCGCTTGGGCGTCGCTATGTCGAGAGAGAGCAGCGCCTCGATGGGGATATCAAGCTGACAACTGATTTCAGGGCAGGCATTGAGGATGATGGCCTGGTACTTCTCCCAGTAGTTCTGCAGGAATTGCTCGGGGGTGAGCGCGGGATAGCCGGTGACTGCGTTGCCTGCCCCGTCATAGCCGTAAGATGAACCGGAGAAAGTCTGATTTGTGCTGTCGAAGTGTGCATAGCAAATCATGATCTTCTGGCTGTAGCCTTCCTGGTTATCCCCGAAACGTGTCATCCACTGCCTTACCGACTCCCCGATATATGGCATATAGCGGCCATTATAGTAGATTGTAGGAACGAAGTCGTCATCGGTTTTCAGTGACTCCGGTTCTACGTCCAGGATATCCCTTGTGTATTTGTACGCGTCGGTACCGATAAGCGCCGGGGTGCTGGTGTCAGTCTCCTTGAAGTAGTATTTGCCCAGAGGCAAAATGTAAAAAAGCCCGTGGCTGTCTGCCATCTGGGAGGTGTTGTCAAGCTCGGCGTATTGCCCGTATTTGCCTATCAAGGTCTCAAGATCATCGGCGGCAGGGGCGGAAGAGTCAATGTCGCTGCCCATCTCTATCTCCAGGCGTTTGGGCTCGGGGATGGAGACGCTTACCTCTTCCCTGGCGTAAGGAGTGAGGTCCATATCGTATTGCATTGCAGCGACGGTCTTGAAGAGCCGGATAGATACTTCGCCGTTCTCGGCGCATACAATAGCCCCGAACTTGTCGCGCAGCCAGTTGATGAAGTCGCCCACGGTTATGTCGGGGACTATCTGCTCGTAACGGATACGGATACCGGAGGACTCCATACTCATCCCCCCTGCCCTTGTTACCTGGCTATCGCAAGTGTTGTTAAGTACAACTATACTTTTAAGGGCGGAGTCTGTTTTGAATATGTTTTCCTTGACGGTATATCCGCATAGTTTGAAGGCCTCCTCGATAAGGGCCCAGAGAAATAGGAATGGTGTTTCTCCATAGTGGCTTGGAGGTGTGGATGTGACGTCATTATGCGTGACGCTGCTGCCGGGGCTGAAGGCGTCAGTACCGGGTTTGTTCAGTACATATACGCCCCCATTGTCATCCAGGTCGCAGGCCACCGGGAAGAATGTTACTTTCTTGAAGTTCTCGATTATGGTAGTTCCCCATTGGTCGTAATAGTTGCCTTTGTATAAATTCCATGCAGATGTGTTCAGCCATTCAATCTTGCCTGCAAAAAGCTTGGGCAGCTTCTTGTCCTGAAGTTCGGAATACATTACGCTTTCCTTGAGAGCCAGGGATGCGGATACCCCTCCCTTCTTGGAGGCGGAGTCCATCACCAGCTTGCACTTTGCAAAGAAAAGCCCGGCAGACAGTGTGCCGTCAAGAGACTTCACCGGCTGTGTGGTCTTGTGCGTATCCTCGGGATGCCCGAGGATTTCGAGGTTCTCGTAAATCGGAGGGATAGTGGCCGGCGCAGAGCTGGCGCCCTCATTCGAGAAAAACGGGTTCTTGTGTGTGATCTCAAAAGAGAAGTCGCTCGGGAGAATGAGTTCCCCCTTCTCGAGGTAGAGTTTCATGTTATTTCCTCCTGAGTGATGTTACGGTCTTGGCGCGTTCCTGACGAAGCTGCTGCTGCTCCATCTGGGAGAGTGTGACGTAAGCCGGCACCGGGTTCGCGGCGATGACCTGCAGCAAATCGTAGATGTCATCGAATACGGTGGATGCCTCCGGGGAGGTCTCTCCGGTGTAGCCGCCTTCGGCATATCCGGGCAGTGCGTTCTTGGAGGTGCGGCCGCGTCGCTTGGCTTCGATGCTGCTCACCATAGCGGCCACCTGCGGGTCCCTCATAATGGGCTGCGGCACGACGTATTCGCCTTTATGCACGACGCCTGCGACTTCGAGGCGTCCGCCGTCCCCGGTATATCCACCCTCGGAAAAGCCGGTGGCGGTAGGAGTTGTGGCCACGGCGCTGCTGGCGCTGCCTGCAGACTGGCTCTTGATTGCGTTGCGCTGGGCGATGATGGTGGCCACCTCGACAGCGGTGGTGGCAGCCACCAGAGCGGTGAAGATACCGGCGAGGATAGGGTTTCCTCCGGCGGCCGTCCACGCCATGATGGAAGCGAGAGCGCCGGCGGCGATTGCCTTGGCAATGTTGATGCCCATATCGATGTCGGCATACTTCTTCTGGATTTCCAGTTTCTTCGCCTCGTACTCTTCTTCGATGGCTTCGCGCTCCTCGGCGTTGTCGCCGGCAGCGGCAAGGCGGGCGTTCATCTCCGCCTCAAGGTTGGCCGTCTCTACCTCCTGCATACCCTGGCTGATCTGACTGATCTGGTTCAGGAACTGATTGGCAATCTGCAGAGCGTTGGCCCAGGACTCCGTCTGTATCTCGGCATTCGAGCGGGCATATTCCTGGATGATGGCCTGTTTGCGCGCCTGGAATTCCTCCTCGGAAATGAGCTGCTTCTCGTGCATGCCATCGAGGTCGGCCATCTCGGCCTTGAAGCGCCGGGTATTGGCCTTGAGTTTTCCCTTCTTGCTTACGTTGTCGTTCAGGGCCTTATCTATCTGGCGCTTGAGATTGTTCACCACCTCGGCGGCGTCGATAAGATCTTGCTCGGAGACGTTCCTCTTGACGGCCTCGAGATACGACTTTACAGCCTCGGACATTTCCTGCCCGGAAGCCTCGTATATCCTGATGATCTCTTCCTTGCTCTTGGCCATCAGGTCCTGGTACTTGAGTTGCAGTTCGCTTCTCTTGTCAAGGATCTGCTGGTCGATATCGGTGATGTCCTGGCCGTACTGCCGGCGGATCGCCTTCTCCGCTTCGAGGTCTCCGATTTCTCCGGCCCTCATCTTGTCGGCATATTGCTGCTGGGTGATAAGCCCGTTGACGAGCTGGCGCTTCAGTTCCAGATTGCGCTTGGCCCCGTTGGCCTTGACAAGAGCGATGGCGCGGGTACCGGCGGCGGCCTGCGCGTCGAGGATCTGGGACTCGATATCCGTGACGTCCTGACCGTACTTTTCGAGCACCGCCTTTTTTTCGTTCAAAAGCTGCTCCTGAATGGCGGCGGAACGGTCTGCATATTCGGCCTCGGTGATGACTCCGGCTGCGAGCTGCTTCTTCAATACAAGCTGCTGGTCGGCGGCGGCCTTCTCGAGAGCCTTGGTCTCGACGTTTTGCATTGCAAGTTTCTTGTCGAGAAGCTGGGACTGGTAATCGATTGCCTTGTCGGTGCCGAGCTTCGCTTTCTTGTCAAGGGTTCTGAGTTCGAGTTCGAGGGCTTTCTGGTCGTACTGCTCCTGCGTGATTTCCTTGGCAAGCAGGGCCTTCTTCAGGGCCGTGAGTTCTTTCTTCTGGGAGTTGTCAGCCGCTTGGATTGCGTCTGAATAGCGCTTGTCTGCCGCCGCCTTGGCGTCATTGTTTATCTGGTTGGTGAGAGTTCCTCTCTTTCGTGCCTGCGTGGCTTCCACGGCGGAGACGTCGCTGACGGCCTTCTTGACCTTGATGACGGAGTCCACGTATCCTTTGACCATCTCATCATTAGACAGGTTGTACTGACGGAGTATGGCAGCGTATTTCGTCACCTCCGGAGTGGCGGCGGCGATGGTGTCGTTACATTTCTGGATTGCCTCGCCCATCATCTTGGCAGAGGCGGCGGAATTGGCAGCGCCCCATTTGATTGCGTCATAGTAGCCCTCCCTCTCGCTGAGGGCGTTGTTAAGTTCCTGCGCCTGCTGGAAGGCCTCGCGGTTCTGGTTGTAGGCGTCCACGGCTATCTGCAGATCCTCATCAGAGAGCTGGGTGCGGGTCTGCAGCACGAGCTTCGTGGCGGAGAGCTCCTGCTCGGCGATGCTCTTTCTCGTGTCTGCGAGTTCCTTCTCTTTCGCCAGGATCTTGTCAAGCGCCGCCATACGTTCCTCGGCTGTCTTGCTCGAGTTCATGGCGATGGCGTTCTGCTCATTGATGTAATTCTGGGCGTCGGCCTCGGCAATCTTGTAGGAGTTCTCCCGCTCGAAGATCTCATCGAGGATGGCGGCAGCTTCCCTGCCTGCGGCTATGGCCTCGGAGAGCGAGGCCTTGAGAGTATTGCCGCCGGTGGAGATGTTCACTATGAACTGCTCCCATCCGGCCTTGAGCCCAGCCATCTCAATGGCCCACATATCCCCGAATTCCTGGGTAGCGGTCTTCATCGTCTCGAAGGCCTTCCTCGCCAGATTGACGGCACCCTCCAGGGCCTTGACGGCAAGGGTGCCCACTGCGAAGCCTCCGGCAATCTTGGAGCCGAGCGCCTGCATGATGCCTCCGGTCTTCTCGGTACCGCCCTTGAGTTCATTCATCCGGGCCTGCGTGGCCTTCAGTTCGTCCTGGTACTTCTGCCAGAGTTTCGGGTTTGCCTCCTTGTGCATAGTGTCGAGCGCCTTCCTCAGACGGTTGGAATGGTCGCGCAGCTCCTTCATGCTCATCTTGTTGATGCCGAGAGCCTGGGAATACTTCTCCGCCGACTTGCTGACCTCCTTCAGCTGCTTGACGTCCGACTCCATAGATTGCTTCAGGGCTTTGAATTCCTCAGTATTCTCCTGCCCCCGGGCGCGCATTTCATCCATCTTGCGGGATGTCTCTGCGATGCTTTCGCGGAGCTTGGCGCTTGCCTGCTCCGCCTGCTCAAGGCCGTTCTGGAATTCCTTTGCATCCTGAGGGTCCAGATCTATCTTGGCAATGAACTTGACGATTTCGTTTTCGATGGCCATAGTATTTTGTTGTTTTTACAAATGTACCGAAGCCGCATTGACGAAAAAAGGACAGCTTTTCAGCTGTCCCCGTCCCGTTGTATGTAACATTTTATTCCCGGATATCCTTGAAAGTCTCCTTGAAACTCCGGGCGATGACCCCGGGCAGGTGGGCGTTGAGCCACTTCCAGACTCCGGAGCGCAGATAACCGTACACGTACTTATTATAAATAGGTGCATAGGTCTTCTTCTTTTTGCCGTTGGCCCCCTTCTTCATATCCAGGAAACGGATGTGCATGGGGAAGTCGAGCTCTATGCTCATCCCATCAGGACCGAGCTTGGCGGTAGAGGAACTGTTCAGCGCACTGGAGAGCATACCTGTGCGCTGGTTGTAGGTCTGGGAAGCGACCGAGGCCTGGGCGCTGAGCAGCTTGTCGGCCTGGCTGCTCAGGAATGCCCCTGCGTCGTGTTTGAAGTCATCTGTTATCATACTGCAAATATAAGTTATCCGGACCATATCCGAAATGACGTCAGTCGTCGATGACGAGAGCGTTGGCATAAATATCCGTACAGTGGAAGTCAATGCCGTCCGCGCTGGTATAGATGGTGTTCTTGAGATGGCCGATGACGTGGACGAACTTATGGTCCCTGACCGCAGCCTCAAGCTTGTCGAGGTCCATCCTTTTGGCTGTGCCCCGGAAGGCCACGACGTTGTGCCAGGTTGTCTCGATGACGGCCTGCCCGTCCTGGTTCTTGTAGACCATGTCCGTCCTGAGCGTGAAGCGCGCGCCCTTGACTTGATCCATGACCTTTATTTCCTTGTATATACCGACAAGCCCTGTCAGTTCCACTCTGTTGAGAAATTCCATAATGCGATTTTTTGGGAGTTAAAGAATACTGTTCGGCCTTTCCACGCAGCCGGGCGTCTCTATCGTATCGATAGTCTTGTAGTACGGGCAGCGCTGGAGTATCGCAGAGAAAAGCCCGTATTTCATCGGGTCTATATTATACTGGAGGTCCAGAAGACTGCTCCGGAAATAGGAACCGGTACCGACGACCCTCATATAGTCCTCGACCGCCTGGCGGTCGTCCGCGTCCGTGAATGTAAGCTTTATGATCATGGCAGTATTATATTACTCGGTTAATTCTGTTGCAGCAGGCGAAGCGGTAAAGGGAGTCGCCCAGATCCTCCCCGTGTGTTGGCAGGCCGATGTAGTCCTCGCCGAGCACGTCGGCGTCATAAGAGATGTATCACTGGCCCCCGCTGAATATGATGTTCAGGCCGTAAGGTTTCGGCTCCCCGTCCTCTTCGGAGACTACGCAGGGAGGCAGGATGGTGATGAGGTCGAGAGCGCAGCTGTCTTCCTTCACGTCAAAGCCCAGCACACTGAGGTGCTGGAACTGGGCTTTAGTAAGCTTTTCCATAGGGCGGTCAGTTTGCGGCAGCGACTTCAAAATTCATTGCGCTGGGTGCCGGGATTACCGGGGCCTGTGCTGCGGCCTTGGCGGCGCGGCGTGCTGCGACGGCGGCCTTCTGCTCGGCGATAATCTCCTCGGCCTTCTGCTCGGCGATGCGCATGGCCTTGAAATGGATAAGGGCTGCGTTCATCTGGTAGGAGAGCTTGTTCATCACAGTGAGCAGCTGCTCCATCTCCTCGGCAGTCCTCACGTCGAGGGGTATGCAGCCCTCATCGGCTGCGGTCTTCAGGGTTCGGTAGCAGGTAAAGAGGTCTTCTGTACCTTCGGTGAGACTTTCGGTCAGATCGATTGCTGACTCTACGGATTTCAAGCAGTAGTGCTTGTCGGTTGTGTTATTAAGCATAACATTAAATATAAATACTCAGGAGCTGCTTAGACACACAACCGCTTGGCGGAATAGTCTTGCCGGCATTACTGCTTGGGCACTCCTGAGTAAGTTTCTATTCTATACGATACTCTATAAACAATAGAGCCGCCATAGCGGGAGATAAGTATGTCTAAGCAATGGCAAAGGTAAGCATTTATTTTTATATTGCAACACTTTTGTAGTTTTTCGCAGTACATTTTTTACATTTGTGTATGGAAATGGAGCAGAAACAAAAACCGGAACCTGCAAAGCAGGCCCCGGTACCAGGCAGGAAAGAGCCTGCGTCACCTACGCCGACAGAAAGGAAACAATAGCGGACAGGGCCAGAACTAAGGTCGAAGCCGTTACGGTCCACAGCGCGAGACGGTAAAACTTAACCATTTTGTTAAGTGTGCGGAGGTTGGTCTCTATCTCTTTCTTCTTACCCTCTATCTTGTTTGCAAGCAGGCGTGCATCTACGTCTGCTTCTTTGTTCTTCTTCATTGCCTCATACCATTCTCCCTCCTCCGTCCAGAAAAAAGAGTCCGGGAATTCCCCTCTGATGTGCCAGTAGTTTCCTGTCAGCGTCCCGAATATCAGAACGCATACGGCGAGCAGGTCAATGAAGATAGCCACCCAGATGAAATACTGCAGCACCGCTACCGACGTGCCGCGAATAGCCCAGCCGGCTGCTACAAGTGCCGTCACGAGGGCTATTATGAACTGAAGGAATTTGAGGGCTTTCAGGTCGAGGGCGTCGCCCATATCCTTGATGGCATAGAGTTTTGTTTTCGCCTCCTCGTATCCCTCCCTGATGAGGGTGGGAGGAAACTTGGTAATAGACTCGAAGTTTGTATCCATATAGCATTCGTTTTCACAAAGATACAAAAAAGCCCCGACATTGCTGCCAGGGCACTCAGTGCAAAACCATCCAACCTTGCAAAGAGATGAGTCTATAGATTTGCAATCAGTCTCACGCAGCCCACGAACAGGGCAAGGGTGGCGGCGATGGCTGCGGCTATGGAGGCAAAGCCGAAGATTTTCTCCCACGGGAGAGGGTTCTTCAGCTCCGGGTTCTGCCTGATGTAAGCTTTGCCCTTTGGGAGAATGCCGCCTTCCGTGATCTTGTTGGCAAAGACGGTGGCCGTGATGAGGCCTTTCTCCTCAAGTGTGGCCGTTGCCATCTCCTCCTCGGGGGTGAGCTCTTTGTTCCGGATGCTTCCTGATGAAGCAATCAGTCTGAGAAGTTGCTTCTCGGTTGCTGACAGTTTTATTCTTTCCATATCGTGACTTTTTGCAAAGATACTCTATAATTCTGTGGCCACGTCGAATGACGGGCAGGCCTTGTTGGCAAATTCCCTGTGGCCGTGGATGGTGGCCTCGGGATAGATTTCCTTTAGCTTCCGGACAAGCTCGCGGAGCGCGTCCTTCTGCTCCGGTGTCCTGGTGTCCTTGGGCTTCATCTTCTTGTCGCAGCCGCCTACGTAGCAGATGCCGATGGAAATGGAGTTGTGCCCTGTGCAGTGGGCACCGGCCTCCGATATCTTCCTGCCTTCGTGCACGGATCCGTCCAGATATACGACAAAGTGATATCCTATTTTATTGAAGCCCCTCTGTTTGTGCCATTTGTCGATTTTAGCCACCGTCACCGGTCTTCCCTCCGGAGTGGCACTGCAGTGGATGATGATTTCCTTGATTGTTCTCATAGCAAAATAAGCCTATAGGTTGATTTTCAGACTATATCGATGCCCTCGACGGTGACGGAGAGGGTCCATCCGTAGGAGTTGGCCAGAGCCTTGGCCGTGAAGGGCTGTATCTCCGAGCTGCCGTGCGGAAGCCATTCCACGCCTGAGTCGTAGTCCTGCCTCATCTGACGGCGGATGTCGGAGAGTATCTTCAGGCAATCGTCCTGGACTATGGCGAGCGCCGGCTGATCCATAGAGTCGGGGGTGGGCTGCGCCACGGTGATGGCCACGGTCATACGGTCCGTCTTGACGTCCACGCCGTTGATGTCCGAGCGGATATTCCCGTAGTCGATAAACAGGTATATCCCCCTGACGGAGGATATGCGCTGCTGCACGCTGTCGGCGTTGATGCCGAAGATATAGTCCTGGATGGCCGCCGTCCTCAGTGTGTGGGGTTCTGCTATGACGGCGGTCCTCAGATTGTCGTAAGGCGTTCCCGTCGATGACAGGAATGAGCGCTCAAGCGATGCCACGGGCACGAACTTGGCGAAGTAGGAGAATAGGTCTTTAATCAGCATAATCGGTGGTGATGTATGGCAGAATGATTTCGACCGGGAGGTTCAGCTTGTCGGCTATTTCCCCGGGCTTCATCTTGCTGCCCTGGTAAACGTGAATGGTCTCGATGGTCTGCTGCAGGAGTATGTCGAGATAGGCGAAGATATTGAGCTTCCTGATCAGGTCGATATCCCCGTAGCCGGCTTTAGCCAGCTGGTAGATGGTGCTAGACATTCCGACAGGGTTGGCCCCGCGTCTCTGCCCGACCGGCTCGGTGAAGATAAGCTCGTATTTCGGCAGTCTCTTCAAATACTGCAGTATCCCGCGGAAGTTGTAGTAGATGGCGTGCAGCGTCTGGGGCTTGGCCTTGCTGATGCCGGGATAGAGGACTTCGGCAAGTCTTTCAAGCGTGCTGTCCATAGGGGCCGCGCTGTAGGCTTGGAGCAGAGAGACTGCATCGATGTACTGCTCGGCAGTAAGGTCGCAGTCAATCTCCCCGGAAGGGAGGTGACAGAATGTGTATCCCCTGATTTTACCAACAACGGGAATGAGGTTTTTTGACAGACATACGGTAAGATCTGCCCGATTGCCTGATATTGCATACGGGAATGAGAGCAGCTCCGTGAGTCTGAACATATTCTCGGCAAAAAGGTCGGAGACGGCCTTTATCCTTTTCGGATTGAGAGCAAGGCAGGCGGCCGTAATGCTAATTTTGAATTGTTCAAAATTGGATACCCCCGTCTCAAAGTCGAACATAGCATCCGACAGCGGGGGGAATTCCATCCCGGAAACTTCCTCCCATCTGGAGGGTATGAATTTGCGCCTGCGTGCGAATGAAACTTCTATCATATCGTCGAATAGAATTTCTGTGACTCCCTGTTGTGGTTCTCGATGACGTCTCCGGTGGCAGCCGACTTGATGATGGACTGAATGGTCTGGAGGTTCTCTTCCGCGTGGGCGTTGAGCTCGTTATAGAGCCTGGTGCGTTCCTGCATTTGTGAGCCCTTGGTATATTCGTGATTGTAATCCCAGCGGATAGAGCGCGGCAGCTCCGTGACGTCGAACTGCATCACGGCCTGCGCCATGGTTGCATAGCAGAGAGCCGTCTTGGCGGCTTCCATTATCGCACTGTCGGAGGTGTGGGCTGCGACCATCGGACTGATGCGGCCGTTCCAGATCTGGCGGAGCAGGAAAAGCACCTTCGAGTAGAAGAGGCTGCTGGAGTCGATGCCGTAATACCGGTTGAATTCGGATGCCGACTTGACGGGCAGCTGCTGGCGGCTCGTATATTCAGCCGTTGTGTTGTATCCTCCGGTGGTGGGGTTGTCGTCCAGCCAGTCGAGCAGCGCGTCAATGGCTGCCCAGTAGGCCTGATGATAATGGTCCTTGATCTCCTCGTGCTGGTACTTGTAGAGAGAGGCGTCAGAGCCGTTTTTCTTGACAGCCGAGAAAATCTGGTACCGGTACTGGGCACCGGAGGCCATAGCGGTGCGGAGCAGGTCGAGGGCCTGCGCCTGGTCGTCAGTGGGCGTGGAGAGCACCGCATAGCCTGCGATGGCGATATAGACGGGGGCCGTGATGATCTTCACGATTTCTGCCCCCGTGGTCTTAATAGATGGGGCGAAGTCCTCATAGGGGATATCTGCAGTAAGCCCTTCCGCGTATTGGCGGAGGGCTGCATAGTTGGCGAAAAGGTCTGTAAATTTCATAATGCTACAGTTCTGACTGGTTTGACATGCGGTTTGCCGGGCTGGTGTCCTCCTGCCTCTGGACGTTTGGCCGGAAGAAGCCTATCCTGATGCCCTGGGCGTATTTGGCGGGGAAATTGAGTTTCAGCGCGTAGTTCAGATCCGCGCAGACTATCTCTTCCGGGATGCTCTGCTGCGTGAGGTAGATAAGGTAGTTGTAGTAGGCGTCAGCCCCCGACTTGCTGACTATCCCGTCCTGTGCGATGTTCGATATCGAGCTGTCGATACCCTTGGCCGAGAGAATGACCATATCCGAGCGCTTGTCATAGGATATGAGGGCGTCGATGTACTCTTTGTACTTCTGGGAGATCTCCTCGATCTTCCAGCTCTCGAATTCGCCGTTTGCGTTGCAGAATGAGCGGGAAGCATATACCTTGCCCTGGTTCTTGCCGCGCCCGGAGAGGAATTCCGTGAGCTTCTTGAGCTCGAGGTTCACGTATTGCTCCAGAAGGTCGTCCGTGTACTCGGTGCCGACCTCTATGGTCCAGCCCTTGCCCTTGCCGAATTCTATGTTCTTGGTCTGCTTGCCCTGCGCCTTGAGCTGTGCGTTAATGCTGCAAAGCTCCTGAAGGTAGCGCTGCTTTGCATCTATCCACGCGTTAGGGATAACGACGTGATGACGCGCTGACAAGGCGTTTTCAAGGAAGCTGTTGATATACTCCGGCGTTGCATTGCAACCGCGTATCCATTCCCTGATGCCGTGGAAAAATACGTTTGTGGCATAGACCTCCTCGCCATAGTTGGCATTCCTGGAATACGACATACAGGAAGGGAAGGTTGTCGGGTTGGTATAGTCCATCCTCGGATAGATCTTGTATTCATTGCGGACCGTGTCGGCCGCCCAGTTGCCGACCATCACGAGCTCGAAGTCCTTGTTCTCGATGTCGTGCCTGTCGGTCATATTGCGGCGGGTGCAGAAGCGGCAGCGCGTTTCGCTGACGTGCTCAAGCCCTGCCACGGGCTTGGATCCACGGATGCCGGCACGCATTCCCTTGGTGAAGTGCCATTTGGTGAAGATGCTCTCGCTGTAGTAGTAAGAGCGTATGCACTTGACGATATAGGTCTTCACGTCCTCGGCGAGGCCTGCCTCGCGCCAGCTGTCGAGCCAGGCGATTATCTCTGCATCCTTCAGGTAGTGACGTATTATGTCGCCCTTGTCGTTCACCTCCTCGGTAAAGAGCTGCATGCCGCGGCCATAGAGGATGGCGATCTGCTTCTCGATGAGCGAGGGTATGAGCCTGTTGCCCTTGATGAGTTCCTTGACGGTGCTGGGCTCTTTGTTGTCTTCGCCTGCCGGCCATACGTGATAGTTCCCGATTACCTTGGATGTAAGGAGCTCGGGCGCTGTTGCCTGGGATGACTGGGATCCCAGAGGGTTCTCACCTATCTGGTAGGTGATGGGATGTGTCTTTGATGGGATGTAGCCGAATGGCTGGAGCCCTGCGTTTGATTTATTCATACCATTGTACCTTGGTTAGTGTGTAATTCTGGGTGCTGAGCGCTATGTAGCGTATGAGGCAGCGGTGGCAGGTCTTCGGCTTCCCGTCCGCCGAGGTGAACAGGAAATAATTCTTGCCGTCGGTCTCCCATTTCTCGTGGGGCAGCGGCCTTCTCATCTTGCAGTGCTCGTAGGTTTTCATCTCAACTGTATCGCCTGCATCCTCCTTGGTGCGGGAGTAGGGATAAAAGCAGATGTGGAAGTCCCCGCCTGCCTTGGTGACGGCCTCCATCGCTTGCAATGCAACTATGCCCGGTATCGTGTTCATTTGAAACAAAAGTAGCAAGAGCGCGCCGCCCTTGAAAGGACAGCGGCTGTCATATTTCCGTCGGCGTGCCTCCCTGCATTGCAGGGCCAAAACTTAGCGGCGCCGGGCACTCGAGCGGCAGACTCGCCAAAAAGCGTAAAAATTTTTTGCTCATATATTTGGTTTCCATTTCGTTATGCCTTTTTTGACCAGCGCATTCGCTTCGTTTTTCGCCCTTCCCCGGTGTGTTTTTGCCACCGATTTTTGTACTTTCAAGCCGGTTTTGGGGAGATTTACAGAATTCCGGGCGCTGTATTGGAAAATCCGAGTCCATTGTAGAAGCGCTCATAGAGTCCCCAGACAAGATAAGTGAGCGCGGACGGGATTTGTGGCGTGAGTCCCGCCTGCAAGTCTATTCTGACCTTCTTTTCAGGCGATTTGTCGAGTTCTATTGGCGAACTTCCCGGAATTTTTTTACAGCAATACATTGCAGAGCATAAATTCGGGCATTCGTTGGAGTCCACGCGGATTTTGGGCACCTTCTTCTCGTCCTCAGCGAGCAGCCGACGCCATAAACGGTAGTGCTCGGAGTAGAAAATGGTCCTTTGCCCGAGGTTTTTCAGCACGACACTCCACCCGAGCTTGCGAAGTTCTGCGGCGAATTCCCTTGCGTCGGTCTCATTCTCGCGCTTTTCGTTGCGTTTGTTGCCTGCGCGGTCGTAATACAGGTCGATATTCCGGTTGCGTGCTACAGGGCCGTAATAGGCGTTTATTTTGCGTGCCATATCGGCAAGATCTTCCGGAGGATAGACAAAGAATTCCTTATGCACCCGGAGCATATTGTCTTTCTTGTATTCCTGGGCGGATACGCAGGACGCAAAAGCGCCCGGATCGAAGCCGAGCAGCAGCTTGTCGGTCGGATCATAGTGCCTTAGGTATGATGCGTCAAAATTGAAGCTCTCAGTAAGGACCAGTTTGTCGAGCATCGTGTAAGAATAGCCGTCCGAATAGGTATGCCTGTTCTCATCCCAGAGGTCAAAGAAGAGATTATCCCTGTTGCGGTCCCCGATGGAGCAGATGCTGGAGAGGAATTCGCTCTCGGAAAGCGACTCCAGCTGCGTCTTGAAGTAGTCATAGCCGAGTACCTCACGGTTCATGAAGGTGGAAGCTCTCAGATAGAATACGGCCTTTTTGCGCATATCGCTGAGCAGGGCTGCATATTTGTCTATCTTGGCCTGTGCACCCTTCACGTTCACGCCCTGCTGTATGTTTATCTGGGCCTTATTGATGATGAGCGCCAGAGATACGATATCCTCGATGAGCTGCTCATCTACGTCCTTTTCATAATCGCAGAACCAGTTGTCCTCGCCGAGACTGACGCGCCCCATATCGGAGACGCCCGTGATGCCGCCGTGAAGGTGGCATTTGTGGGCTTCCGAGCCGTTGCCGAGCCTTGAGGTACGGATGGCCGGGATAATGCGTGAGCGCACCTTCTCGCCGTCGGAATACTTCATCTCCTCAAAAAAGGCGTGTACCAGGGATCGGCCGGCGATAGAGTCCGGACGGTCCACGGCTACCGCCTGAATGTTGGAGCCGTTGGCAAAGACTATGGTCCTCTCGGGGAAGAGCAGCGGGAAGCGCGGGCGCTTGAAATGCGACGGCAGATCCTTCTTGCCCACCACGTAATCAAGGCCCTCTCGCAGCATCGGACGCTTGGATCCGTCCGGCATTGTTATCTCCGAGTTGAAGGTGGAAAGGATGGTGGGGATGACGTTCTGGAAGAGAGCGACAAAGGATTTATGCGAGATGGCTGAAGACTCCCCGGGCATATACTGGGCGACTCTCACGACTCGCGGCGTAGTGACGTAGGCGGTCTTTCCGGTACCGCGACCGAGCACCATATAGAGCTTGTTCGGATCAATGATGTGGGTGAGAGCTTGTGCCTTGTTTTGGTACAAGTCAATAAAGTCGGTATTATTGTTCATCTGGCTGCTCTGGTTGGTTCTCGATAACGACTGCCTTGATGCCTGCTTCAGAGAGCATACGGGCTTTCTCCGCGTCTGTGGTGGCAAGGCCCATAATCATCTCCCTGAGTTTCTCGTCCTCATTGCGGTGCGCGATGTCGGCGAGCTTCTGGCTCTTGAAGCCCAGACTCTCCGGAGAGACTGTCGTGCTGATGAGGAATACAGGGGCGGTCCAGTTCACGTCCTTGCTCTCGCGTTCCTTGGTGCGGAGTTCGTGGGCCTTGACGGCGCATTTATATGCTATCTCGAGCTTATTAGCGGCAATGGCCAGCCGTTTCATATCCTCGAACTGCTCGGCATAGACATTATCCCAGGAGCGGGCGGAAAGCCTGTCGTCAAGGTAGAAATAGTCAAGCGCGTCATAATAGACGGCCCTCGCCTGCGCGAGAGTCGTGCCGGGAAATTCCTGCTGCACCATCTCTATGACTCTTCTGACCGAGAGATTGTTCTTGTGCATCAGACGTGCCACGCAGTCCAGTTTCAGGATGTAGTCCTGGATGTTGGCCGGGATGTCAGGGGAGTCGCGGTGCTCCAGAAAATACTGTATTTTCTCAGGTTCGAGGTCCTGGACCTGTTCAAGCTTTGATGGTACCATAGTATCAAATTCCAAAAAGTTCACCACGGAGCTCAAGGTATTTGTCTTCGTTCCTCTTCTTGAGTGCGAGCTCGAGGGCGCCCACGTCGCCGCTGACGGCCATAGTGGTCAGCGCCGCGTCGAGGTCATCCTCCCCGTGGTTGTAGGCGATATTCAGAAGGATGTGCAGAGGATGGAGATTTTGGGTGCAGTCAAAAAGGAAGTTCTCGCGTTCCTTGCCTATGATCCCGAGACGTTCTGCTATCTGGGGCGGTCGTAGGCCGAGGACTGCGAGATCCTTGCAGCGGGCGATAAACGCTTCGTCATACTGGCGGCGCTGGGGTTTTTCAAGTTCTTGGTTTTCCATTTATCACGCTGTTAAGTATGTCGGTATAGAGGTCAAGCTGCAGCTGGTATTTCTGCAGGTTTGCCGCTTCGCTCTTCTTTTTCTCCTTGGTAAACTTGTCGGAGTTCAGATGGGAGGTGTAGCGGGAGATGTTCAGTTCGATATTGTGCATCCTCTTGACGAATTCAGAAGGATTGTCACGGAGCAGCTGCGTGAGTTCCTCGCGCTCGGATCTCTGCGAAATGAAAGGGTGCTTGCCGATGAATTCCCCTTTATTGTTCAGGGACCTTAATTCTGCGAAGCAAAGCTCGAGCCTGATAGATTTGTCGGCAAATTCCTTAACGAGCGCCAGAGGGGCTTTATTCTCGTACAGAGAGCCTTCCATTTCTCGCAGGCGGCTCCATAGATTGATGCGGTCCGTAAAGATAGAGTCCGCAGTCCGGACTGTAGGATTATCGAGATCCTTCCAGTTGATGTGAGGGTATTCCTCGAATTTTGAGACTTTTTTTTTACTGCCTTGATCGGCACTGCAGGGGCTGTCTCTTCCTGGGTGGGCTTGGCCCCGGTGGTTGAGTCGAAAATTTCCTCCTCGGTCATAAACTCGAGAAGGGCGTAAACGAGAGAGATGGCCAGCTTTGTCTGATTGACGCAGACAAGGGTGGCCTCATTGCTGCCGTATACCTCCAGTTTCCTGCGATAGAACGGGATGAAATGGGGGTTGGCTATTTTTCTGCTGATGCGGTCTTTCTCGATATAGTTATACATACGTCTGCTTTTTAATAAAAGAGCGCCGTCGGCTGTGGAACTGGCGGCGCTCCGGGAAGCTTAGGTTATTGAGAGAGGTGAGGTAAGTTACTCGGGGTCTCCTGTTGTCTGAGTCTGGCTGTCGCCGGTGCCAGTGCCTGTTCCGGTGCCAGTGCCGGTACCTGCGCCTGTACCGGATGAAGCGACTACAGAGCCGAGGTACTCGAGAGGCTGGAAGAAACTTTCATTGCTGAAGGTGATGTCGCAGCTCGTGTTGTCGGCATTCTTGCGCTTGCTGAAAGCACTCAGGAACATAGGGCTGAACTTGCGTCCGTAGATGTACTTCTTGCCCGTGAAGCGGTCGATAACAACCACGAAGAAAGGTTCGCCGATATGCTCTTCAAGGAGGGAGTCAATGACGTCACGGTCTCCGCCGAGTGTTCCTGTCAGGGTGTTCGTCACCTGGGAGGTGATGTCACCTGCAGATCCTTCGGAAGTAGCCCCTGTCGTGTACTTGACGAAGTTGAATTCCTTCCATCCGCCGGCGTTGGCCTTGAGCACAAGTGCAGGGAGGCTGCGCGCATTTGCGGTCTGGGCAGGGAACTGTTCGTAATTTACGTCGTCCTCCGGGAGGATGTAAATTTTGCCGTACAGGCGTTTGCCCTGAGCATCTGCATCGCCGACGGCGGGTATTTCTGAAATGTTGATCATAATTCGGATAATTTAATGGAGGGGGCTTTCACCCCCTCCGGTGATTATTCAGAGCGCCCTACTTCGACAAACTTCTGGGAAGTTGCGTCGTAGATCACGTTGATCCAGTCGCCGACTGCCGTAGGCTCGAATGCAGACTTGATGTTTGCAAACTTGCCGGACTTGGCAATCTTGGTGGCGTTGGTGGTGGAACCACACTCGATGTGGTAAACCACGCCTTCCACTGCGTTCTCGATGTCGGTGATGGCGGGAGCGATGGTGGTGTTGTTGTCGCCAGCGGTTCCTGCGTTTGCTTTGGTGATGAAGATGCGTCCTTCATCAGCATCGCAGGTGGTAGCGTCGGCAGCAAGGTCGTCGTTAGGATAGTTCATGAAGATGAGCTGATCCTTTCCGCCTGCGGCGATGAGGTCGGAGAGGCTGTCCTTCTTGATGCCGGCGTAGCCAGCTCCGCAGCCTTCCTTCCAGTAAGAAGCGCAGATGACTTCTTCAAGGTCGCGCTGGAACTTCATGTCGAATTCCTCGCCGGGCTTGTTCTCGAGCAAGAAGAGGTTCTTGTCGATGGTGGCGAAGATAAGAGGGAAGTTCATGTCCATATTGGGCACCCAGACGATCTTGTTTCCGTAGTGAGGTACGGAATTGGCGTCGGGCACGAAGTTGGTCGCGGTCTTGAAGTTGGTCTCAAGCCACTTGCTGTAAAGAGGCTTGTCGTTCTCGTTCATGTAAACGATAACGTTCTTCCAGCCCTTGTAAACCTTGGCTACCTCTTCGACGAAGGCCTGAACTACGTTGCCGATTGTGCTGGCAGTGTAGGTCTTGAGTGCGTCGGAGGTGAAAGGCAGAACCTTGTGGTCTTTCCAGTAGTAGGAAAGGAGGCGGTAAACGATACCGGTGGAAGCGTAACGCTCGTGACCTGCGACGTTGGCGGTAGGCTCAACGCGGCAGCCCATCACGGCGCGCTCGTTGCGCTCGCTGTTCAGCTGCTTTGCGAGTTCGAGCACGATCCACTCGATCATAGACCACTTCACAGGGTCAGAGCCCTCGAGATTGAGGTAGTTCAGGTAGTTGAGCTCAAGCTCAGACATGTCGTCGAACTTGATCTTAGCCATTGCCTTATCAACGATGGCTTTCTCAGGCTCGAACTGTACGCCACCCTTGAAGACGCGGCCAGACTGGTATGCCTGGGAAACGCTCCTTGCAAGCAGAGTCGTGAAGATCTGGCCGGCCTGTACGTTGGATACGGTCGGGAATATGTCCTTCAGGGAAGGAAGCTCGATGATACGAGCGATGAGCATATCCTGACGGATCTGATAGTAACGGTCGTTCAGGTTCACGTTTGCGAGTCCGGAGAAATCGACGCCGTCCTTAGCGATACGGTTGATCATACCGGACTTCTTCAGTGCCTGGTAACGGGCAGCGAGAGAAGCTGCGAAGCCGTTGAATTCCTTCTTCAAGGTTGCGGCTTCGTCCTCAGAAGGGGCAGAGGTGGGAAGTTGACCGGAGATGGCAATCTGGTTCCAGCGCCTTCCTGCGGCGAACATGGGGTGCTGAACGCCGAAAGCGAATTCGGGCGTATGAACACCGTCCATCTTGATGGCTCCGTTTGTGGTGGCGGCAGGTTTGTCGCTTTCAGCGCGGGCGCCGAGTTTCTCGACAGATGCCTTGAGCTCCTTCACGCTCTCGACAAGAGCGCTCATGTCGAACTTGGCGTCTGCGGTTTTGTTGAGTCCGAGAGCTCCGGCGATCTCAGTGAGAGCGGCTGCGTAAGCCTCGTTTTCCTTGGCTGCTTTCTGGTCTTCCTGGAAAGCGGCGAAATCGGTGGCGAAGGCGCCTTCTCCGTGAGCTTTGTTGTAAGCATCGATGAGAGACTTCATCTCCTCATTGGAGAGAGTCTTGTCCTCAAATTGCTTCTGAAGCCCGAGAGTAGCAACAATCGCTACGAGTTGGGTAAAAAACTTCTTCATTACTTTGAGAAATTTATATGGTTGATGTTTACGGATGGTTCCTGTAATGCGAGGGCAGCTGCTGACAGTTCGTCTATAGTGTCCTCAAGCGACTGCACCCCGTCTATCAGGCCGAGAGGCTGGGCGTCTGTCGCGTAATACGTTTCTCCCTTGGCTGCGTCGGAGTCCTCGGCCACTCCCGTGCGCACTGCACGGACGTCGGCTATGAACTGGGCGGCGAGAGGATCCAAAAATCTGGAAACGAATTCCTCTCCCTTCCCTTCGATAGCATCCTTGAAGACTTTGTTTTTCAAAGGAGAGTAGTTTGAATAGAATTCAAGCTCCTTGAAGCCGTTGGCCTTCATCCACTCTTCGTCATTGATCATCGTGCACATTGTGCCGATGCAGCCCACCTCCGTGAACAGGGATGAGCAGTAGATCTTATCGGCTGCACAGCATAGGTAATAGCCGGCAGAGGCAGCCATCGAGTCGATAGCTGCATAGCAGGGCTTTTTCAGCGCCTTCACGGCTTCGAATGCTTCGTGGCAGCCGAAAGCTTCGCCTCCGCAACTGTTGACGTGCAGGATATGGGCTATGATTGCCGGATTGTCTTCGGCGGCCTGGAGATTTTCGATGAATTGCTTCGTAGAGAAGCGATAATAGCGGTACCCATAGCTGATCTCCCCGAAAATAGGGTGATATGCGATGGAGTTGGCGGGGACATTGCCATCTTCAAGATCCCAGGCAGGGATGACAGATGGAGAAGACGGAGTCTCTATCGAGTCTCTGTACGTTTTGCCCTCGGGTATTTCGTGGGCTATTGCGCTGAGCGTCGTATTTGCGATACGGCCCAGAAACAATATGGTAAAAGGTAAGTTCTTGTCTGGCATAGTGCTACTTTTTCACAAATAAACTGCTAAAAGCGCGCTCAGAAAAGGACGGAAATACTATAAATCTATCGGGGAAAGTGTCTCAAAAGACAAACTGAGCACATATACGCCACCCTCGGCGGGGGAAATACTGAGCTCCGGAGCCTCGTCGGCCGTGCCGATCACCCTGATGGAGCCATCGGTCAGATAGACTCCGACGTAAGCCTTGGTGCCGTTGAATTCCATCACTTCGCTGTCCTTGGTAATGGCCCTCAACGTAATTTCGTACTTAATTCCGCCCTCGTCGCTGGATGCTTCCTGCTCGAAAAGCACTTTTTGCGTGCAGTTGAAGTCTGGAGAGGTGGCGGGTTTGCTGATATTTTCCTTCATCAGAAGGCGAGTCCGGATCAAATCCGGTGAGATTATGCATATGTGTGATGAGAGCTCTTTCATATCGTTTGAAAAATGGGACTTCGGGAACACTAAATTTTGCTAAAAAGCAATAAATTCCGTGGGACTTCAGGAACACTAACTTTTTGTGCGAATTCGCTTTTTATGTCTTGGCATGGTTCGCCTCGCGCCCCCCTCTTCTTATATCTATACCAGTCTTTGCGAAGCATCTCGTAGGTGACATAGTTCATCTCAATATGGTGAACGTCGCAGAAAGTATAGATGGCATCCTTGATATTGGCGTCACGGTTGACAGTTACAGCGCCGGTCATAAAATCCCTGAAGGTCTTCTTGAAGCCTTTCATCATAAACGCTTCGACTTGTCTCTGTGTGCTGTCGTCGAGATAGCACCGGAAAAGAAAGTTATGCCTGATGGTATCTCCTTTATTGATATTGTAACAGGTCTTGCTTGAATAAGAGGGTAGTTCTATCCTTATCCTGTCAGGCGCACACTCGGACGGAATAGGATGATAGTCATTCGGTATTGTCTGCAGTCTGGTCTTGATTGCCACCCACAGCTCAGATCCCCAGTCAAGGCGAAGAATATCCGATCCGCCGTTGATACCTACCAGGTATTCGCGGAGGGCCTTGTTCACCTTGATCTCTACCGTGAGATTATCTGACTTTCCTGACATATCACAAAAGTATGGCAAAAGTCCGGTCATACGTGTGACCGGGACGACTGTAAGGCAAAGTTACACAAATTATAGAACACAACCCAAAAAAAGGACATCAAAACAAAACGCGCGGAGTGCTCGGATCCGCGCCCCTTCCCCTCCCTGAGTGTATATGTATATGTCTGTGTCAGTGTAAAAATCCCGAAAAAAACTGTACTTCTGTACTGACGGACTTAACTTGCTGATTATCAATTATATTTTCAGTACACTTGAGTTGTACTGACAAAAGTGTACTGATTTGTACTGAGTTGTACTGAAAGTGTACTGATTTGTACTGCGTTTACCTAAAGTTGATTTTACAAATGTAAACAATTAAAACTCAAGTATTTAAGTGGTCTTTTCTCAAGTTGAAAAAATGGGACAAAAAATCAATCAGTACAGAAGTACACTTTTTTTCCTATTTTTGAGACATACACACCTATCTTATATCTTTAAATAATATAAATAATATGTATCTGCCTATCCGTCAGCATTTTCCCCTTATAATAGTGCTCCAGTTCTTTTTATTTTTTGGACGGTAAAATTGGAAGGTAAGGGAGGAAATCGACAAAATCTGTACTGAAATGACAGTACACTTTTTTTGACGCAAATCTGTACTGAATGAAAAACCGTCGTTTTTGGCATAAAAAAGCCCCGGATTTGAGTCCGAGGCGTGCAATCTGGGTAAACCATCACCGTGTCAGGAAATGAGCAAAATCAACACGATTGCCACGATTGCGATGGCGAAGATACTGGCGACGAAAAAGAGGAATACTGCCACAGCCAGACCGAGCGCTCCGTCGTATTCGTACTCTTTCATATACTCCTCAGAAAGGGCCTGCAGGCGTGCTGTTTCCTCTGGAGATAGGGAAGATACCAGGAGAGTCTTTTGCTGGCTTATATCGGCCTTATTTTCCTTCTTTTCCATCGTCCTTGATACGGTGTTCGTCAATCCATTTCATCACTGCCTGCTCCCCGCAGTATTGAATGACGTCGCGCATAGCCTTTGGAAGCTTGCTGCTCTTGAGTAATATCTTGTTGAATTCGCTGGCCAGCTCGCTGGGCGGCATATTCACTCTATCGAGGGGATGAGACTTAAGCCTGGCGCCGGCCTCTCGTGCCTCTCGTGCTGCGGCCGCTCTCTTACCGTCAAGTGCCCGGAGCTCGCGGGAGATATACTTCTCGAATTCCTTGCTCTGGATAATCTCCATAATGTTAAAGAAGCCGGGAGCAGCTCCCTTGATAGGTTCTGCTCCTGGCTTCAGCTCTATTGACTCTATTACGCCCGTCTCCGGGTTCTTCTTAACGGAGGCCACGTCTTCCTCCCGTACTATTGTAGCTCTTTTCTGCATGGCTATTCAGTGATTATTCTTGGATCCATCAGTAACGACTCGAGTCTTCGGTCGCGGTTTGCCTTGGTGTCGAACTTCTCGATAGTGGCCCAGGCGTCGTCGCTCTTCCACTCCTTGATGCGAGGGGAAGGCTGGTCGTCCGGACGGATGATCCGGAAGCCGGCGGCTTTGAGTTTGATGAAATTGTCTGCTTGTCTCATAATTCTTGTGATTATATGGATTGGTAAATTATCCTTGATGGCTTTGAGCTGCGCTCTCAGATGTTCGTTTTCATACTCGAGAGCCTGTATTTCCATGTATGTCATCTCTGATCCGGATGGAATATCCTGTATAATAGACCGCGCTTTGGCTCCGGTGCCGGGGCTTTGAATGTTATTATCCTCTTCCTGCAGCACGGGCAGGGAATATACCTGTAGTCAAGCTGGGAACGGGAAGGCACTCCCAGAAGATTGACGAGGCGGAATTCCGCCGGCCGATACCAGGATCTCTCCTCGTTCTTGTAATACTGGATAATTGCCTCGCAGCGCGGGCATGTGACTATTACCGGTTTGTCGGTTCTGTGTAATACTCTCATAATACGGTTATTTGTTATCTGGTTTGTCTATTCCTGGGCCGTGCCATCCTGTTGCCTTCATCCAGGCCTTATATTCCTCCTCTGAATTTGGTTCGTTCTCTATCCTGGTCGCGGTATTGTCAAATGATATATTCACAATCTTGTCGATGTATAGGATACAGATGAGCCCTGTAATGAATTCCTCATGCTCTGGCCGGCATATCACGGGCGTCCACTCGAAAAACGGCAGTGAGCGGATCCACTCGGCATACTTCTCCTGATTACGCCTTATGGCCTCGCCGTAGCGAGACCTGAAGGCGTCTATCTGATGCTGGTACCGGAGAAGATATGCTGTCCTGTCCCCCATTATTGCGGCAAGTCCTCAAAGTTCAGTTCTATTGGTGGCATCTCGAGGGTAGGGAGGGGGGTGCGGCCGTTGTAGTACGCAGCTGTGGCCAGAGTGAAATACTCCACGCTGTTGCTCATATCCCTGCGCTTCGGCTTCCCGTCCTTATCCTTCTCGATATAGCATTTTGCGACCGGATCGAACTTGTCCGGGTTGAATATCAATTTGCGCAGGCGGCAGTATAGGTCGATGCGTTTGCTGAATTGATTCGGGTTGTAGAACTTGACGCGGGCTGCACCTCCGGAGGCGGTGAGAGTCTCGATGAAGTCCTTATAAACGGCGGCCCTTTCGATGCGCCTGTTTATGTTGTCTCCGCCCTCGACGTAGAACTTGTCGGCCCAGGCAAGGAAGTCCTCGCCGATGGCCTGAGTGAGTCTGCGCTCCTCGAGGCGGTCATCCGGAGCGGAGACATATCCGAAACGAAAATAGACCTGCACGCACTGAGCGGCAAGGTTCCAGAAGTAATTCCACTGCTCTTCATCCCATTCGTCAAAGAAATGGACGTTAAAATCGTCCTTCGGCTGGTGGCAGCTGTTGTAGAAGTCCGAGAATGCCAGAAGCCACTGCCTTGCCGCGAAGCTCTCTCCATCGCCTGAGATTGCATAGTTCGTGGATATGTAGAATTTCGGGGAAGTGGCGAAGGGGATGGTAAAGGCCTGGTGTCCTTTCGGATTGACGGTAAAATCTCCCGTGATCAGGGAGAAAATAAGCTCAAAATCGAAGTCTTTCTGCACGTCGTCGATAAATACGAGCCTGGTCTTTTCGTCAACTCCATCCCAGATGAACTGGTTATTCGCACCGGCGCCGCCGGCGGCCTTGCCGTTGAGCTGTTTCGTGGAGATAATCTGACGGACTGCCTCGCCGAGGAGAGACTTGCCGGAGCGGCCGTTTGACTCCCCGAAGTCAGCCTGCTTACCGTCCATGGCGACGACAGCCTTGCAGACTGATTTATCCTTGGCCGATGTAATGAGATAGCCGAAAGCGGCCAGTTTGCTGACAAGATGCTGGGCGTTGTCGAGGGCTTCGTCCTCGCTGATCTGGTCTTTGCGCCAGGTGAAATTCGACGCATTGATAAGGAACTGCAGAAAGTCGCATTTCCTTCCTGCCTCCGTGAGGGAATAATGGTAACGGCCCTGGTCATCCATCCGGATATCGATAAGAGAGCCTACCCTCTGGACTGCGTGGTTATGCAGCTGCTCCTTCCATATATTGTGGTGAAGATCCTCGTATCCCTTTGCCTCGATTTTATCGGCAGTGATGGTCCAGAACTGATTTGCGAAATACAGATATTGCAGGTCGCGTTGTGCATCCCAGAAATTCGGCTTGAAGAATTCAAGGTGCCCCAGCTGCAGCGGGCCGAGATACTGGGCGCCGCCTTTGATGAGCATATTCTGCACAGGCGTCGGCAGGCAGTCTTTGGCAAATTCGTAGATGTAGTCTGATAGGTGATACAGAGGCACGACCTTGACCACCGATTTGTCAACCTTGACAAAATCGTATTCCTCATTGGATTTGAGAAAACGGTAAAAGCCCCGGTTCTGGAGGAACTCAAGGGCGCCGACGTACCAAAACTCATAAGACAGGTCCCCGTTCTTTTGCGTGGATGTCTTCCAGAACTGCTCCTCTATCTGGACTGGCTGAGCATTCTCCAGCTCACCTTTCTCATTAAAGCACCATTCACGGCCCTTGCAGACGAATTTACGCAGGTGTTTCAGTTCTTCGATATAGTGGGCGCAGAATGCCTGGGCGCTCTGCAGGAAGAATTGGTCGCGGAGCTGTGCGTCCGTGGCGGTGGTTATCTTGTAAAGTTGGACATATTGGCCGAGATGCTGCTTCTCATTCTTTGCCTTCTCGATGTCGGCAAGCAGTTGCTCTTCCTTCCCTTTGAGGGTGTCGGCCAGAAGGTCGTCGATACCTTTGTCCTTCGCGTCATTTTTGAGGACGTGACCATAATAGACCTCGACCTCAAGCTGCTGGTTCCGGAGCCCGGAAATATATTCGCGGAAGTTGCGGACGGCGTAGAAGAAATTTTGCGGGCGCTTCTCGACAGGGTCCGTCTCATTCAGGTTGGTGGAGAGGTCGTGAAGGTCGCTATCCATGAGGAATACAACTTCCTTGACCTGACACGTCTCGACGAGACTTATAAAATCCTTGGGCAGCTCACCTTTATACCCGAAATTCTGGATGCCGGAAATGGCCACTGACAGAATGCCGTGCTTGCAGGCCTTCTCGGCTTTCTTCTCGCCCTCCTGGACGTAGAGCGTAGTGATCTTCTCTTTGGCGTTGTAAGCGCTGCGGATGGCTTCCGGATAATAGATAAAGGTCGGGGCTCCGACCGGCGACTTGTATTTGATGGGCTTGCCGCTCTTGTCGAGATTGGCGTCCGGGAATTGATGGCGGACGCGGAAATAAACTCTCTCAACCGGTTTGCCCCCTTTCGGCGTGATTGTGTATTTGCGTGGACGGCCCTCAAGATCATAGTAGTGGATGATCATATCGTCTCCGTCCGGATCTATCTCAAAATGCCCGTTGATTGAGCCCTTGGTGAATGTCGGTACTCGCCTCCTGGTGGAGTCCTGCTCTTCTACATATACGTTGGCGGTGACGTCCTTTTTCTCGAGGCCGGAGCCGCGCAGCATCCTCTCGCAAAATGATGTGGATTTACCTGTCTCTCTCTTGGCGCATTCGGGCCGGTACTGCTCTTCATATTCGACATATTCGTGGTAACTGTCGGCCACGTATTTGATGGCGTCCGGGAAGGACTTCCCGCACCATGGCCCGGTCAGGAAATTGATCGGAGTTTTGCCCTTGACTTCATTACAGCTGAAGCACTTGAAAATCATCTTACCGGGCGTTACGTGGAAAGCATGGCTGCCGCATTTCGGGCAGGTGAACTTATACTCGGCACCTTCTTTCTTCCCTTCGCCACAAAAATCGGAAACGACCTGCAGAAGCAGGCTCTGGTCGCTGTTGGATCTCTCTACGATCCTATCGACGAATTCTTGTTTTATTGATGCCATATTTATTGTCTTAGTAATAGAGTGTCGATATCGTCCTTAATAAGCCGGAACCGGAGGATACGGGCCTCTTGCTCTTGGTTCTTATTGATATAGGAGTCAAGAAGCCTTATCTGTGTATCCAGAGCCTCGCTGATGAGTTTGAGGTTATTCTTAGAAATTTCCATATAAATCATAATTGTTATCGTCTTCGCGGGCTCGTTTCGACCTCCCGGTCCTTCTTGCGCGCATAACTTCTTCGACTCTTTGTGTTCTTGAATTCGGCCTCAGAGCTTGGTCGAGGTTGAAAAGCTGAGGGGTCAGTATTGCCAGGAAGATAACGGCATATATTGTCTCGCGTAACCTTTTTAACGGGGAAAGGGAACTGTCAACCCCTTGGACTTCGCAGAAGTACCAGGCCGACAGTTCTGCCCCGCTGTTTATATTGAGTTTCGCATAGATGTTTGCAGTGATGTTGTTAATGGTATTGACGGAGGTCGCTTTGGAGCCATAGAGTTGCCTGAGCATATCGGGAATTTCTTTCCGGTTTGCGCCCCAGGCAAGAAGCTCGGCCACTTGCATCTCCCTCCGCGTAAGTTTCTCCATTATTCTCCCCAGATGTCTGTGATGCCGTACTCCGCGAATACGGCCTCGATAGCCTTGGCCTCCCCGAGTTTCGGCTCGACTTCACCATTGAGTCTGGGGTAAAATGATGTGGTGAACTTGAGATCAAGGGCTTTGATGATCTTGGACTTTACCTCTTTGGTTTGCCCATTTTTGAGCTGGTTCCAGCCTTTTTTGAACGAAAAATTAGACGCCATAGTTAATTTTTACTATTTTTGATGTTTTGTTTTGCAGTACATTTGTACCGCAATACAAAATAAATGTATTGCATCACAAAAGTAGCAATTAAATTTTACACTGCAATACAAAACAGCACAAATTGTATAACATTATTTTATGCGCATTATGGAAATGACTGCTAAACAACGACTTAAAGTATTTGCAGAATGTAATGCACATTCTGTAAGAGAGTTTGAAAGGGAGGCCGGACTCACGGAGGGGTACATAAACTCAATCAGAAAGGCCCCGAGCTACGATATGCTCAGCCGCGTGGCCGAGCGATACCCCCATTTGGATATGGGTTACATCCTCACCGGGGTGAGAAGTTTGCCTGAACAATCGGCCGAAACTCCGTCTGACGGTGTCGTCATCAAGAGCGATATCTGGGAAGAGCTCAAGAAAATGACTGAGACAATCAACTCCCAGCAGCAGACGATTTCGGTCCAGGCCGAGAGCATCCGCCATCAGACGGACAGCATTTATCTGCTTCTCAAGGATGCCGACATAGAAGGATTGAGTATCCAGAAAAATGGCAAAAAGGACTGACTATTTTGCCCCTGGACTTGGGGCAGATTTGGGCCAAAAATTTTACAAAATGAAAAAGGAAGATGCCTCTGACGGCTTTGTATTAGGGATGATGCTCCCAGAAATGGGCTGTAATAAATCCTTCCC